TTTGATTTTCACAAGAAGTTACTTAATCGCTATCTGTTTATAAAGAATCCTCAGTGGATTTTCCAGCCTACATATGGAGATCTCATGTCCAAGTTTACTCAAGGGCATGTGCGCTCCTAGTTAGCACAACAATTGACCTCGGCAAGTCGTTTAAACTGCATCGCTCTACCCCGGCATATGATCTTGCACGTTGAGTTTGTACATCGACGTGTATTGCTGTGCCATTGGCATTGTCTATCCACCTGTGTTGACATAACCCGGTTGACACAATGGTGAAAAATGGGTTGCACAATCAAATGAATCAGTTCCAAATAAAACACTTTTAGAAACACAAGAAGCTGGTCCTACTCACCAGGACGAGCTTACACAATTTCGAGAAGCTGAACATGAAGTTACAGTTACTTCGGCTGCGTTTAGTCAATTCATGCATGATGCAATTGATAATCCGTATCCGACTCAAATTCCTACGAATATCCTTTCTAGGAACTATCGTGTTCTTACTTTCAACTGGGGACCAGGATATACCACGCAAACGTTGGACTTTCCGTATTGTCTTTTCCAGCAGGAAACTATCCAGGATGCTCTTGCGTCCTTCTATTATTTCCGTGGAGATGTCAAAATGGAGGTCAGGATCAACACCACTCCGTTTCATTACGGAGCTTTGCAGATCTCTTGGCTCCCCTTCACTACCCTTGGTGCCTCAATCAATCCTTATCAGGCGTCTGGAAATCGTCCCGTGATTATTTCGGCTAGTACACAACAAGCCGCAACTATTACGATACCTTGGACAGCACCTACTACTTGGGTGAATTGGGTTCTTGGGACCGTTGATACCACTGTAGAGGCGAGTACTATCGCCAGAGTCTACTTTCATCAATTGGTACCCCTTACTACCACTTCAACCAGTATTACTGATACTGTGGTTGTTCAGGTTTTTGCTTCGTTTGAGAACCCGCGTGTTGCGGGCTATCTACCTTCCGTGTCCTCAAGGAATCGGTTAAAGGAGAAACGAAAATCTCGAGACAACAAGGTTTGGCAGCAGTCAGGCAAAGACCGCTACCGCACCCCACCCTCACGAGAAGCTGAAGCTAAATCCAGGGATCAAACTCTGGTTTCAAGCACTATAGACAGTACTCTTGCGCCAATCATGAAAACCCTCGGTTCTTTCGGGGATGCAGTGGTTAACGCAGGAGCGGGCCTGTTTTCTG